GCTGCAGGGATTGCTGTTTGAAGAGATCGACGGCTCGCGCATTCATCGCGTGCTGGCCGAGTTGGTCGAGTACCAGTGTAAGAAGAGGTTCGAGGTATGAGGCATGAAGTTCACCGCATCCTTCGAGCGAACCACCAAGAGCGCGGAACTCAAGAAGAGACTCAACACGCTGGGCGCGAAAGCCGTCTTCGTCGGAATCCCGGCAGGCTCGGCACGGCAGCGGCAAGACAAGCTGCTGAAGATGGCCGGGCAGATTCCAGGCAAGTCGAAAAGCAGCCGCAAGAAAAAAGAAGCGCTCGAAAAGGCAGCGTCGCAGTCGATCACGAATGCCGAGCTGCTGTTCATCTTCAGTAAAGGATCTCCGCTTCGCAACCAGCCGCCCCGCCCGGTGCTCGAACCATCTATCGAAGCCAACCGCGAACCAATCGCAGCGGAGTTGGCAGCAGCCGCGCAAGCCACACTCCGGGGAAATACGGGCGAAGCCACACGACGCCTTCAGCGAGCCGGTGTTCAGGGAGCCAATGCCGCTCGCGGATGGTTCACCGATCCGCGCAACGGATGGCCGCAAAATGCTGTTTCGACGCTTCGCAAGAAACTCGGGAAGCTCACTGGCAAGAGGCGAAGAAAGGCCCTGTCGATCATCGACGCAATCAACGCTGTGCCTATGGTGGGACAAAATGCGGCACTGGATGAACTCAACACTCCCGGTATTGATACGGGAGCGATGCGTAAAGCCATCACCTGGCTCATCAAAAACGAGGATCAGGAAGCCAGCAGTGAGCCTCCCAACGAAGAAACCGCCGACAAACGAGAAGCCACCAGTGATGCCACCGAAGCGCGGACCGGCGAAGGTGCTGGAGTTTCCGAAGCCAGCGAAGACGTCGCCAGCGAAGTTATCGGTGAAGCAGCCGAAGGCTTAGAGAGCTTGCTATGAGCACACTCGATCTTTCCGATGTCGTCAGCGATCCAGACCTCGCCGACGAATATACGGTCAACCGTATTACGGGCTCCTTCCAGCTGGGCGGCTGGCAACAAAGTTCGGTCTCGATTCCTGGGTACGGCGTGGTGTCGGTCGCCAGCGATGAAGACCTGCAGATGATCCCGGAAGGCGACCGGCTGAGCGGCGCGATGGTCTTTCACTCGGTTGATCAGATCTACATCACGGAGAAAGACCCCACCAACAACGCGCAACACATCAGCGACCAGCTTCTCTGGAACAACCAACTCTATCGCGTGCTCAAGGTATGGCCGTACAACAACCGGAACTACTGGAAAGCAATCGCAGTCAGGATGGCAGGACAATGATCGCTCCCCCAGCGATGGTGATTTACGCCGCAAAGGAACAGCTCGCGGACCCGCAGTTCAAGGAAGACAACGAGAAGATGCTTGCCGCGCAGCTGAAAGAAATTCACCTGGCCGTCACGGATCAACCGGAAGAATTTTACGAAGGCTACATGCTGGGTATGCAGACCGCGCGGGTCCTGCTCTCCGGCATGATGAATGCCATTCGCAATCGCGTTGAAATCTAAAGAGGGCTGCGAGCTATGACGACTACCACCTATCCAGATGGAAGTTCCTTAGTCTCCAGCGCAATCTCGAAGGATGCTTGCCAGACTCTGTTCCAGAAACTGACGGCGCAGATGCTCGGCATCATCGCCGTGCCGTGGGATGTCGATCTCACGCTGACCACGGGACAGCAGAACGCCATCGCCGCTTCCCTGCTCAACCTTTACGCTGGCCTCAACATCACGGGCCCGGGAATTACAGCCGGTACCACGATCCTCGGCGTCACTGCTCCAAGCACCGTTCAGCTCTCGCAGGCCGCAACGCAAAACGGAGCCAGTGCCGCATCGGTCGTCGACCCGCAAGCGTACTTCAAATCTCGCATCGGCTGGCAACCGCAAGGCCAGCCGGCCTTCGGAATCACCGACGACATCGTCATCGTTCGCTGCGTGCCGATTGACACCGACTACAGCCGGATGCGCAACGTCATCGAGCTTCCTGGGCATGTGGACGATACCACCGTCACCGAGCAAGACATCTTCACGCGCCAGTGGCGAACGTACTGGACGTTCTACGGGCCGAACGCTTTGGATCGAGCGCGCATCGTTCGATCGACGCTTGAAAAAGTTCCTTTCGCGGAAGCAGCGCTGGCCGCGAGCAACCTGTATCTCCAGCCATCTATCGCTGAACCATCGCGGGTGCCCGAAGAGTATCAGGGCGAGTGGTGGGAGCGTGCCGATCTGCACGCACTGTTCAACGAGCAGGTGACGGAGCTGTACACCGTCAATGCCGTCGCCTCGGTCGAAGTGAAGCTCTACTCGAACGAAGGCAATACCGCCGACTTCACCGTAGAACCCTGAAGGAGTCAACAATGTCTACCAACCCACAGCCGCTTTCGATCATTGCGGACGTTACCATTGCTGTTTCCTCGCCTGCGGTGAACGGTCCACCGTTCAATCAGGGGCTGTTCATTTCGACCAGCTCGGCGATTGCCTCCTATGGAGCAAACTCGCGGGTGCGGCGTTACCTGGCTGGCAATTGGTCTTCAGCGATGATCGCGGATGGCTTCGCGACCAGCGACCCTGCCTACCTGTGCATGCAACTCTACTTCTCGCAGTCGCCACAGCCGCAGTATGGCTGGGCGGGCCGTCGCGATCTCACCGCCATCAAGACGGCGATCCCGACTTCCGGCAGTGCCGGTACCGGCTATGTGGTGGGAGACATCATCACCGTCGTGCAGGGCGGCGCCAGCTTCGGACAGTTGCGCGTAGCAGCGGTCACGAGCGGCGCGGTTACGTCGCTGATAACGATTGCGGGCCAGCAAGGAACCGGCTATGCGACCGGCACGGCTCTTGCGACCACGGGCGGATCGGGAACAGGCCTCGAAGTCGACATCACCGCGATTGGCGAAACACCGCTGCAGGCGGTCATGGCCTGCCGTCTCGCTGCGGCGGCGTGGTACTGCTTCATGTTCGCCGACACGCTCTCGAATCAGGATGTCGAGGATGTGTCGGCCTGGGTCGCGGCGCAGGTGGGAACCTATTTCTTCCACACCACGCAGGATTCGAACTCCCGCGATGGCATCAAGCCGAACCTGCTCACCACGCTGTTCGGAGCGTCGTCGAAGCGCACGTGGATTCAGTGGGCCTCGACGCAAAGCGGGCTCTACCCGAATCAGATCTACTTCACCGCGGCGGTGATGGGCGTGGCAATGGCTGCGAACTCGCAGCTTGCGAACTCCGCGTTCACCATGAAGTTCTCGGCGGGCGTGCAGTTGATCGGCGTCTATACCGAGCCGCTGACTTCGACGCAGATCACCAACATCGAAGGACCGGACACGGACACTGGCCCGAATGCCAACCTGTTCGTGAATTATGCCAACAGCTTCACCGTGCTCGAACAGGGCACGTCGATGGCTCAGGCACAGTTCTTCGATGAAATCCTGAACCTCGACGTGGTGGCCTCGAACATTCAGTACAACATTCTGAATGTGTTGACCAGACTGCCGAAGGTTCCGCAGACCGAGCCCGGTCAGGTGACGCTCGAGCAAGCCGTTGAGCAGGCTCTTGATCAGGCGGTGCTGACGGGCTTCATCGGGCCGGGAGTCTGGGAAGGCCAGACGGTGCTCGACGTGGTACCTGGCACGCCGATGCCGAAGGGCTACATCGTGCAGTCGCCACTCTATACCTCGCAGAATGCCGGAGATCGCCAGCTGCGCAAGGCCATGCCGATCTACGTCACCTTCATCGAAGCTGGAGCGGTGCACTTCGTCACCATCGCGATTTACGTCCAACGCTAAATTTAGGTCCAGCGGTAAATCACGGTAAATCTTGGTATAAGCTGAGCGCCGCCGAGCAGGTAACTGCCTGTGGCGCTTGGCTTTGTTGCCTAGATGCTTGCATTGGTAAAACGCGGTATAAGCCGGTAAATGCCGGGAAACGGGAGGAATAATCTTTATGAGCACCTACGCCTTCAAGAACGTTGTCGGCGCTTTTACGCATCCCCTTGCCGGCGTCTTCCCTTTCCGGGGTCAGCTCGGCGTCAAGACCATCTCAGTTCAAAACGCAGTGGATCGCGGCGTTATCGATGTCGCGAGCGACGGCGCGACGATGGTCAGCTACGTGGCGGGAGCGAACGGCGGCGCCGACATTGAGATGCAGCAGAACTCGGAGATGGATGAGTTTCTGACTTCCTGGGCGAACCTTGTGATGATGCTGGCCGATCAGGGCGACGCATCGCAATTCGCAGCAGCGGCGATTCGGCTGAAGGACACGCTCAGCGGACAATCGAAAACTCTCACCGGCGTGTTCCCGGTAAAAATTCCTGACAAGTCGTTCGGGCGCGAAGGCGGCAACGTCACATGGCGCTTGCTCGCTGCGAATGTACTGAACCAGTAGCCGGATTATTCACCGGCCCGCGATTGACACGGCGCCGGCATTCCGCCTATCGTGCGAAGCAGATTGATGTAAAAAGTTAGGACGAGGTTTCTCATGTCTCCAGCGAAGAAACTAGAACCGCTCGACATCGGCACAATCGCGCGTGGCGCGGCGATCGAATTATTCAACCTGGAAATCGCGAAGGTTGCCGCGAACATCTGGGACAAGAACACGCCCGCCGAAGCCAAGCGTGAAGTGACTCTGAAGTTCAGCTTCAAGCCTGACCTGGAGCGCAGAGCCATCGAAGTCACTACGACGGCTACGAGTAAACTGGCGCCGATCAACAAACACAGTAGCCGCGCGTTCGTTGGGCGCGACGACACCGGCAGGGCGTATATTCTCGATTCGGATCCACGGCAAGAGATGCTGTTCGAGCCTCAAGCTGAAGAGCCCGACAACGTTCACCAGATGAAGGCATAAGAAACCCAAAGCGCAGATCAGCGCAATCCCGGCTAAGTCCAGGCGGGCGAATGGTGCGGCATTCGGGTTTAGACGTCGGTCCGTACAACCGGCGTCACCTATCATGTGGCAGAATCACGGCAACCTGCGAGAGCGCTTCCACAAGGTCATCTTGGGAGCTGGCTACAGCGAAGCCGCTGCTCAGGGCATTCTGGATGAGTGGTTCGACAAGTACATGCTCGACATTCCCCGATTCGTAACGATGCTT